ACACACAGCACCAACCATTTTCCGATGCGGCGGGTTATCTCCAACGCGCCCACTTGGTGTTTTTTTGGTCGCCGAACCACCCCACCGCAACCACACGAAAGAGGGGGGGAGATGAAATACCTTTGGGTTTCAATGTGCATCATAAACACCGCCCTAATGGTGTTGAATCTATTAAACGGGCAATGGGGTGGCGCGCTTGCAGGCATTGCCGGCGCTTGGTGCGCCTCTAAGGCGTCCATTCGATGCAACAAACGAAACGCACGCCAATGAACCTGACCCGCGAACAGATTTTGGAAATGAAGGCGGGACGTGAGTTCGACGCGCTCGTGGCTGAATTGGTGATGGGGTGGGAATGGCTTCAGCGTCCCAATGAAGAAGCTGGTTCAGTGGTTATTCGCAAGGCGCTGTTCGGGCCAGAACCTTGGGTCCGATTCAACTTCAACCCAGAGCAATGGGTTCCAGCGCAGGAATCCGCGCCGCGCTTTTATGATTGGGATGAATGCTGCGGTCTCAGGGAAAATGACGGCCACATAAATACCTTCAGGTTGCCCCCCTACTCCACCGACATCGCCGCAGCTTGGACCGTGGTCGAGAAGCTAATTGAACGAACACCGGAAGAAGACATTCACATAGAGCACCTTCACGGCGAATGGGCAGTGGACTGCTTCTACAGCGTTCACTTTGGAGGATGGGATGAGTGCGTGCTGGCCGAGACCGCCCCGTTAGCAATCTGCCGAGCCGCCTTGATCGCCACCAACTCGAAAGGAAATGCGAATGAGTGAGGAAATATCACGCCGTGACTTCTTTGCGGCCCACGCCACCGACGAAGACATAAGGCTTTTTCGCGATGAAAAGGTTGGTTTTTGGGAATCCATTTTCCACCCCTCGAAGTGCAACGAAATCGCAAAACAGGAAGTCATAGAAGCCAGATACCGATTTGCCGACGCAATGATCGCAGCCTTAACCAAAGGACAAACAACCAACTGACCAACACCCCACACCGCGGGCGCTATGCCGCGGGATAGGAAATAAAGCGAGCGATATGCAGCATAAACGCACTTAATCGAATGACCGACGGCTGGATCAAGATGCACCGACAACTGAAGCAACACCCGCGTTTTAATGATAGCGAGTGGCTTCACGTTTGGCTCTGGCTGCTTCTTTCCGCTACGCATGGCCCGATTAAGCGCGTCTTCGGCTCCGAGACAATCACACTCAAGCCCGGACAACTGATCACAAGTCGCCGCACGATCTCGCAGGAGACTGGCATTTGTGAGAGCAAGGTCGAACGAGTGCTAAACGTCCTCCGCGCTGAACAGCAAATCGAACAGCGGTCAAACACTGTAAGCCGCCTAATCACAGTCACTAACTGGTCAGCATTCCAGACAAGCGAACAGCCAAGTGAACCACGAGTGAACAGCGAACGAACAGCGTTTGACACAGCGAACGAACAGCGAACCACCGAAGCTAACTCAGGCAGTTCCAGCAACTTGCCACGAGATGAAATCACAAATCGAACAGCGAACGAACAGCGACCACCCCCCAAAGTGAACACTAACAAGAAGACAAGAAGTACTGATGATCGGGGGTGTACCGCCGGGGAGGTCGAATTGCCGCCACACTTCCCGAAGACCGAGGCGGACGCCATCACCTCTGCCAGTTTTGTTGGCGTGCCGGCCGAGTTCGCATCGAAGGTTTACGACAAGGCCGTGAGCCGCGGCGGGCGGGACAGTAGGGACGTGCCGATCCGAAACTTCAGCGGTTACCTGCGGATCGAGTGGAAATATGAAACCGAGCGGCTCGCAAAAGATAAGCGCAATGGCAATCACACATCGAACACAGCCGACCTGCTCGACGTTCCCACAATCCGCGTATGACTGAAACCGAAGAAAACAAACTGATGGTCGAGGCGGAAATTCGCCGCCGCGAGAAAGCGGCAAAGATTTTATCCCCCGCTGTGTCGGTGCCGGCTGACGCCCTCGCAGCTTCCCTTTCCCGCCTGCAAACATTAGCGAGCAAGCCGATCGCACGCACCACGTCTGATGACTCAGCCGAAAAGGCGGCCAAGATTATCGCAGATGCTGGTATTCCAAAGCGACATAAGCAGGAATTCGTTACACCTGAAGGCCACCCTTGGCTAAGCACTAGAGCCCACATCGCTAATCGCCTTGGCTCTGGTTTCATGCTGGCTCTTGTAGGTATTCAGGGCACTGGCAAGACGCAGATGGGCGCAGCGATAATTCAGGACGCAGCCGCTAAATCGCGCGCATCTAAATTCGCTTCCGCAATGGGTTTTTTCATCGACCTGAAATCCACCTTTCGCGATGACGCAGAATCACGCGAGGGCGCCATCATCGCGCGCTATGCAAAACCAAAACTCCTAGTGCTCGATGAGATGGATGAACGCAGTCAATCCGATTGGGAAAACAGGCTTTTGTTCCACATGCTCAACGAGCGTTACAACGCCATGCTGGACACGCTGCTAATCTCACGCAGAAGCAAAGCGGAATTCCTTCAGTCTGTTGGCGTGTCGATTCAATCGCGACTCCAAGAGACCGGCGGCGTAATCGAATGCGCATGGCCATCGTTCAGGGGGAAGGGGTGAATGGTTGGCACGCCATAGCAGCGATGGGAGTGGATACCAATAGACGCCCACACGCACGGGGATACGTGTCCACTTTTGGGGCATTTTTAGGTTCTTCCGGTAGGGTGGTGTACGAAGGTTCCATGCGTGCGTTCTTTTCGCACACAGTAAACCCGTGCAAAATGTAGACTTATGAAGGTGTTAAAAGGTGTCCGCTGGGAGGTGACGCAAGCCTCTGTTGAGTTCGATTTACACAAGGCGACGCTATCGAAGCGCCTAAAAACCGCCGGCATAGAACCGGGCGAGGACGGAAAATTCAGCACGAAACAAATCTGCGCCGCGGTTTTCGGGGACATGGACGGGGAGAAACTGAGGGTGGAGAGGCATCGTGCGAACTTGTTGGAGATCGAAGAGAAAGAGAAGCGGAACGAGCTTGTGTCTGTGGCGGCGGTTGACCGGGTGTGGCGGTCCTACTTGATCGCGACGCGGCAACACGTGAGGAACCATCAGAAGATCCCCGAGGATCTGAAGTCGGAAATCCTTTTGGAACTTCGTGAGATCCCAGCGCAGGAATATTTCAAGGAAACGATTGGGAAGGAGGATGGTGAATGAATCGGTCGCGAAAAAGGTCGCCGAATCCCCATTCCAAGATTTGCGCACACTGCGGAATGGAATTCAGCCCCCACAAACAATCAAACAATACCAACCGCTTTTGCAGTCGTAGATGTAAGAAAAGGAATTACCGAATAATAAACCGGGACAGAGTAAATGCATTGAAAAAGCTTTCCTATCTTCGCAACAAGGCGCACGTGTTATCCGCGAGAATGCGCTACTACAAGTCTCATAAAAAGGCCTGTCACGCTTCCGCCTATCAGTGGAGGAAGCGTAATCCAGAAAAGGCGAAGGAGATTGTGCGACGCGCAAGCGCAAAATTGGTTTCCGAACTACGTGATTCATATGTAGTCCAAAAGCTCCGTGGTGGCACCACAACACGCTTTGTATTTCCGCCGGAACTCATCGAAGCAAAACGACAACACATCAAACTACTCCGCTTATGCAAACAAAACGACCGAACAACATCAACGAACTCCGCGAATCTCTGCTAGACGCCTACACTATGCTTGCGAACGATCCAAAGCGGGTCATTCAGGTTGGAGAACTGGCTAACACGGCGGGCAAAATCATTGCCAGCGTGAAGGTGGAGCTGGAACACGCAGCGATCCGAAAAGAGGCGCCGTCGATTCCGTTCCTGACATATCCAAAGGCAATCGAGATTGCGCCGGCTGCGAAACAAATAACGTGACCGAAACCGAACTCCTGCTTTCCTGCCTTTCGTCTCTTGAGCTTCCCCCACCCGTCAACACGTGGCAATGGGGCGAACTCAGGCGGCGAATGACGAAGGAAGTCACGGCGCGGCCGGGACGCTATCAGGTCGCGACTGCGCCGTACCAGCGCGAGCCGCAAGAGTCATTCACGGATCTGGAAGTGCAGGTAACGGTTTTGTGTTGGGCATCCAGGCTCGGCAAAACCGAGATGGAGAACAACTTGATCGGGTCCAAGGTGGAACGCGACCCGAGCAACATCCTGTTTGTCTGGCCGACGATTGACCGGGCGAAACTGTTCTCTAAGCAATTCTTGTCGCCAATGATACGCAGCACGCCTGCGTTAAGGAATCTCATCACGGACGCCAAGCGCGACGGCGAAAATACGATCCTGATGAAAGCGTTTCCCGGCGGGAACATCACGCTCATTGGCGCAAATTCCGTCAGTGGTTTCCGTGGCGGACAGGCGCCAACGGTTATCTGCGACGAGATTGACGCGATGGAGAACACGGCGGAAGGCGACCCGATCGCGCTGGCGTTCAAGCGCGCGGAAAACTTCGCGGACTCAATTCAAGTGCTCAGTTCAACGCCGACGTTCAAAGGCGCATCCAGGATTTGGAACTGGCTTGAACGTTCGGACTTCCGCAAGTGGTTTGTCGCCTGCCCGGTGTGTCGATTCAGGCAAACGCTGCTTTTCGAGCAAATCGTGTTTGACGAGAAACGCCCGCAGGATGCGGTCCTGCAATGTCAGAACCCGGAACACACGGAGCCGATGCACGACGAGCACCGGCTGGAAATGATTCTCGCCGGCCAATGGAATCCCACGAACGAATTCAACGGCGTGCGCGGTTTTTGGCTGAACGGGATGAATACGACATTCCCGCCGAAGAAAGGTTACAAAAACAAACTTCACCAGATGGCGGCGGAACATCTGGACGCAAAGGCGAATGGCGAAGAGGCGCTAATCGTCTGGACGAACACGTTCAAGGCTGAGACGCATGAGGCGATTGCGGAGGTTGCTAATCCGCATGAGTTGCTTGCCCGGTGCGAGGATTACGGGGCGGACATTCCCGCGGGCTGTTTGGTTCTCGTGGCCGGCGCTGACGTTCATCCGGATCGCATCGAGGTTGAAATCCTTGGAGCCGGTGAAGGAGAGGAGACATGGGCGATCGATTACGCGATTCTCACAGGGCGCACGGATGAGGATGCAGTCTGGCAAGACCTGGACGACTACCTGCAAAGGCCGCTTCGCAATGCGGATGGCGTTGAGTTTCGCGTCGCAATGGCGTTCATCGATTCGGGACACAACTCAAAGAACGTTTACGCTTTCACCCGCCCGCGGGAGCATCGGCGCATCTATGCCGTGAAGGGCGCGAGCGATAAGGCTGCCCCGTTGTGTAATTTCAAGCCCACGCGAAACAATCCATCACGCGCGCCCCTATTTTTGATCGGAACACATTTCGCCAAGAATACGATCTTCTACCGGCTCAAGATCGGGCGCGCCAAGGAAGGGGCAACGCCGCGCTGTATGCACTGGCCGATCCGAGGCTGTTACAACGAAGTTTACTTCGACCAATTCACAGCTGAGCATCTGATTTCAAAACGGGTTAGCGGACAGATTATCAAATCCTGGGAGCTGCGCGAAGGGCGGGACCGCAACGAGGCGCTTGATTGCCGCGTTTACGCCGTGGCCGCGCTTGAAAGATTGCGACCGCTCTGGTCGGCGCTGAAGCAGAGGATCGAGAAATTGAAAGCCATATCGGTTCCGCCGGCGCCAGAACCGGAAACCAAAGCGGCAATAAAGCCCGCTGAACCCACTGCACCCCGCCCGCCCGCCCGCGTTCCACGCAGAATCGGCAGCAGCGGTTTTGTTGGAGGCTGGAAACGCTAAAACCCTTTGACTTTAACGTTAACGTGATTAACGTTCCAGGCAGTGGCCGCGGATGTTCCAACGACAGAACCGCTCGAATTCAGGGCGGGCGACACGGTTTTATGGACGAAGACCATTGCTGACTATCCAGCCGGCGAAGGGTGGGCGCTCACGTATTATATCGCCGGGCCGCAGCGGATCACCGTCACGGCATCGACGGACGGCGACACCTTTTCCGCCACGATTACCGCCGCGCAAACAACCGCGCTTCAAGCCGGGCACTACTTCATTGAGGGTTACGTTTCCAAGGACTCGGAGCGATTCAACGTTTATTCCGGTGACGTTCGGGTAAAGCCAAACTTCGCTAACGAGGCTGATGTTGCCCCCGGTTACGACGGGCGCAGTCATGCGCGGAAATGTCGCGACGCCCTGCGCGCCATGATGGAGGGCACCACGAGTAGCGCGATTATCGACTACACCATCTTCGGCGAGCGAAACGTCAAGCTGATGACGGTCGACGATCGGTTGAAACTTCTCGGGTATTACGAAAATCTCGTGCGCCAGGAGGAAGCGGCCGCAGCTCACGCCCGCGGCGAACGCACTGGAATTTACATGCGGTTCACAAGGCCACGATGAAGATTCTCGCCCCTATCCTTCGGCGGCTCGGCTACGTGCCCGCTCGCCACCATGCCCGCCGTGAATTCTCAGGCGCAGCCATTAACCGCCTGACTGCCGACTGGACGACGACGCCGATCTCCATTGATTCCCTGTTGCGTCAGGACATTGAGGTCTTAGCCGCGCGATGCGAGGAGCAATCTCGGAACAATCCTTATTTCGCCAAGTTTGAGCAAATGGTTTTGGGCAATGTTCTCGGGCACGAAGGAATCACGCTCAAGAACAAAGCCAGCGATCCGGTAGGATTCAAGAACGGGGAGATCGTGCCCGGCAAACTCGACGTGCTGGCCAACAAATTGATCGAGGATGCCTTTTGGGAGTGGGGTAAAAAAGTCAACTGCACCATTGCCAAGGATTCGACATGGCTCGAATGCAATCAGCTCGCGCTGAGGACTTGGGCGAAGAGGGGCGAGCCGCTGTGGCGAATGATTGTCGGACCGGAGGCGGAAAACCGATTTAACTTCGCCATCCAGCCGATCGCCACGTCGCGCATTGACCACACGCGAAACGAGAACCTTGCCGGCGGCGGATCGATCCGCATGGGTATTCAGCGCGATGCCCGCGGGCGACATACGCACATCTGGCTTTTTGATTCTGACCCGACGGACAATTTTCGAGTCGGTGGAGTGCGTTCCAAGCCCTACCCGGCAGGCGATTTCGTGCGCCCGATGATTTGTCATCAGGTTGGCCAAACTCGCCCCTTCCCGCCCGCCGCTCCGTCCATGCTCCGGGCCAAGATGCTGGACGGTTACGAGGAGGCACACCTTGAAGGTACTCGAGCAGCGGCTTGTAAGATGGGATTTCTTGTCACCAAGGCAGACGCGGGGGCGGTGCAATACGAAGGCGAAGCCGCGCCCGGAGGTGGAAAATACATGGATGCCGAGCCGGGGATGTTGCAGGAATTGCCCTGCGGCAAAGAATTCCAGCCGGCTGATTGGGGCTACCCAAACGGCGGTTACGGCGAATTCGTAAAAGACTGCCTGCGCGGAATCGCGGCTGGGTTGGGCGTGAGTTACAACACGCTCGCAAATGACTTGGAGGGCGTGAACTTTTCCAGTGGCCGCCTTGGTTTGATGGACGAGCGCGAGATGTGGAAGCTCCTGCAATCCTGGTGGTGGACGAATTTTTGCACGCCGATTTTTTCACGCTGGCTTGAGTCTGCGCTTTTGGCTGGAGCGATTGCGTTGGAACTTCCGAGCGGCGCAACCAAACCGCTACCAGCCGCGAAGTTCAAGAAGTTCAACCAGCCGTGCTGGCACGGGCGCCGTTGGCAGTGGGTTGATCCAACTAAGGAGGTCACCGCCAAGGAGTCCGAGATGGCAAACTACGTTACGTCGCCGACGCGCGTTCTTGCTGAACTTGGGGCCGATGAAGACGAGATTTTGCAGGAGTCCGCAGACTTTCTGAAGAAGTGCGAGGCGCTTGGGTTGCCAAAACCGCGTTGGGCACTGGAGGCACAGGCAGCAGAAACCGCAAAAATCGCGGCCGAGAAGGCAGAAGAAGAACCAGAAACACCGGCAAAAACTCCAGCCGAAAAAGAAACTTGAACTTTCCATTTTAACCCTCTACTTTAACGATAACGTTGATGCCAACAGCGAAGAAAATTTGCAGCACGCTAACTCGAACTTTCGAGTTGGACCGGGCTTCGGTTAGTGAGGCAGACCGGACTGTTTCCCTGAGCTTTTCCAGCGAGGAACCCGTTGACCGACATTTCGGCGTTGAGATTTTAGATCACTCCCCCGGTTCAATGGATTTGAGCCGCCTGAACAATGGCGCCCCTCTCCTTTTCAATCACGACCCAAATCGACACATCGGCGTTGTGGAGTCGGCGACGGTGGCAAGCGGACGAGGCACGGCCGTAGTCCGGTTCGCTGATGATGACGAGGGCGAAAAATACTTTCGGCGAGTGAAGACTGGAATCTCACGCAAGGTAAGCGTGGGCTACCGTTTCACAGACCAAAACAAGGTTGATGTCACGGAGGATGGTGGACGGGAAATCTACCGATTCCGCGCATGGCAGCCTTACGAAGTGAGCCTCGTTCCGATTCCAGCCGACGACACCGTTGGCGTCGGGAGGAGCCAAACCACCACAAACCAGGATTTTGAATTACCTATGAAACGCACACTTTTGCACACGCCGGACGCGCCCGCTGGGCTTCCGCCGGCCCCCACCGTTGACGCTCGCAAGGTTGAGCGCGAGCGATCGGCAGAACTACGCAAACTTGGAAAGCAATTCCGAGGGCGAATCTCAGACGTTGACGACCTTGTTGACGCAGCGATTGAGAAGGAAACAGAAGTCGCAGACTTCCAGCGCACTCTCCTTTCCAAGCTGTCCACCTCGCCGATCCCGAACGCCGATGAACCCATCACGCGCACTGTTTCTCAGCCAGGGACAATCACGGAGGTTCGTTCGCTTGGAGAGGAATATGTTCGCTCTCCGCAGTTCAAGGATTTCGCCAATAAGCGGACCGGAAAGTTCAGCATCGAGATCCCCGGATTGCTTTCTGAGCACATGAAGCGCGCCACGCTCACCACGAGCGGGTTGACTTCAATTCAGAAGGTTCCGGGCGTCATCCTGGTTGACACGCAGCCGCTCCGCGTTGCCGATCTTTTCGCGCAGGGCACGACCGCCAGCACGACGATCCGCTATACCAGCGAATCGAGCATCACCAACGCGGCGACCGCTGTTGCGGAGGAAGGCCAGAAGCCGGAAGCGACATTCGCGCTGGCCGAGGCTGACGTTGCAGTCAAGAAGTTGGCCGTTGTTGGTCGCGTGTCTGACGAATCCCTTCAGGATTATGAATACATGCAGAGCTACGTGAATTCGCGCCTGCTCTGGATGATTCAGCAACTCGAAGACACCGAGCTTCTGAACGGCGCCGGCGGGAACTCAATTACGGGCATCCTCAGCGTGGGCGGCATTCAGACCGAAGCGGCCGCAGCCAGCGCGACGCTCGCCGATGCGATTCACAAAGCGATCACCAAGGTTGCCAGCACGCCGGGTTTCGTGCAGCAGCCGGACTCCATCGTCATTCACCCGACGGACTGGCAAACGCTCGTCCTGACTCGCGACGGGAACAACCAGTATTACGTCGGCGGGCCGTTTACTGGCCAGTACGGCGCAGGTGGTATCCAGCGGAATGGCCCGTGGGGGTTGACCCCGGTTGTCACGACCGCGATTGCGCAGGGCACGGCCCTTGTCGGCGCGTTCAAAGTTGGCGCCCAAATCTTCCGCAAGAGCGGCCTGATGATTGAGAGCACGAACAGCGACGCGTCGGATTTCGTTTACAACCGGATCGCGATTCGCGCTGAGGAACGCCTCTGCCTGGTTCCGTGGCGGCCGAAAGCATTCTGCAAAATCACCGGAATTAACTAAGTGATCGACAAAAAGGAAACCAAAACCAATGAAAACCATTCTTTCACTTATTGCGATTCTGGCGATTGCTGGAAGTGCTACGGCGCAGCAGGTTGGCGGACCTCTCCGTCAGAACGCGCTGACGGTTAGCACCGCGTTCCTCGTTCCAGGATCCTCGACAACGAACATCCCATCCACGCTCGCCCCGGTATTTCTTTCGGGCCGGGACGGCTTGGGTTTCTCTGTTTACGTGGCGGGCACGAATGCTGCCTCCACCACCAACATGACGATCCTGTTGGAGCCGTTGATCTACAACGGAAGCGGGGTTTCGGCGGCGGGCAATCAGACATGGACGATTAGCGTCCCGCAGACCGGAACAACGGCATATCCGTATTGGACGAACCTTGCGAACACGACGGCGAACCTGTCCGACGTTGTTGGGGTGCGGATTAAATCCATCCAGAACACGAACCTCGCTTCGTTGTTCATTTCCAATGTCACCGCCTACGCCCGCCCATGACGAAGCCGTTTGAAACTGTAAACAGCGGGCACACCGTTACTGTTGACATCTACGTCAAGGCGGATGGAAGAACCGTGTGCAGTTCCACGGACAAGGCGGTTGCAGAAATGAAATACGCCAAGGGCGACCGGATAACGGAGGCGCAAAAGGCCGCCTTGATCTTTCCCGGCGCAAAATCTGACCCAATTCCTGATGCCAGCGAACGCTCCGCTGAAGTCATCCCCGACGCGGAGAAACGCCGCGGCAAGGGCAAGTAATTGGGTGATGGGTTGGAAGTCACTGGCGTGACTCAGGGCGCGGCGGACGACAACCGTCCGCGCCCTTTTAGCAAATGAACGCACTATCACAACTCGACGCTTTTTGCGTGTCGCACATGGTAAGCGACGCGCCGATCACGTTTGGGTTTGGTGGCGTGGATTACACGGGCACCACGGGCGCACGTGACACGATGAAGCAACTCACGGAGGGCGGTTTCCATGAAGATTCAGAATTCAGGATCCTCGTTAACCCGGCGCAGTACGGCTCGGCGGCAAAGCCAGCGGAAAAGGCTGTTCTTGCCGTCTGCGTGGACGGCGACGGAATTCCCTGTGCCGCTGACGACGCCGTGGGTTCCCGCATCAATGTTCGGGTGCAGGAAATTGGACGTGCGGGCGGCGGCATTACTTACACGGTGAGGACGGCGACAAGGGGATGAGCGCCACGCTTACAGTCTCAGTGCAGGAATTCAACAAGGCGGCGGCTTTGTGCATCGAGCGCAGCGAACGCACCTACGACC